CTCGTGCCCAGCAGGTTGGGTCTAACCTGTACGACAACATTGTAAAGTTTGAACTGACCAAACATCGGTGGGGGTTTGCCCGTAAGAAGGCCCAACTTTCGCTAACAACCGATGTCCCTGCAGATTCCGAATGGCAATCTATCTATCAACTGCCGACGGATCTTCTGGTACTTATCAAGTTATACCCCAACACCGGCTATCAAGTGTATGGCGACAAGGTATATACCAATGGTAAGTCCGCTCTGTACTGCGACTACATATATGACGTACCTGAGAGTGAGTGGCCTGTTTACTTCTCGAAGATGATTGAGTACGCATTAGCCAAGGACTTCGCTACGAGCGTCAGGGACAGCGCTTCTGCAAGGGGGGAGATGGCTGCGGAGTACCTGAATGCGTCCCGTATGGCGCGTTTCACGGACTCTCAGCAGCATCCACAGACGAGGATACACAGTAACCCGTTCACTAATGTGAGGTTCTAATGGCATTCACCAATGAAACACTGTCTCATGTTGGTGGAGCGTCTCCAGCACCAAGGATTTACACCTATTACACTGAGGATTCTCAAGCGGTTGTAACGGCTACAAACTATTTCAGTGGTGCTTCTACAAAACTCCAAGTCAATGATCTAATCCACATCATAAATACAACACTTGTTTACACGCTCGTAGTAACGGCTGTCAGTAAAAAGTCTGTGACGATAAAGAGGAGTGGCATTACTAGCGCTGGTTACGCAATCTATGACGATTCAAGAGTTGGCACATCAATCAGTTTGGCGGCTGACGTTTTAACAGTTGTCCCTAATGATGCGGCTGGTGCTACTACCACAAACGCATACCTTCCTTTAGGCGTAACGAATTTATGGAACGCAGGAACAAGCTCTTTTGATTTTAGTGAACTTGCAGTCGGTGACGCTGTTGAAATAAGGCTGTTGGTTCAACCGACAACTATCAATAACAATACTGAGATTGAACTAGATTTATTCCTTGGATCTGGCGTCAATCAGTACAAGGTGCCGTTTATTACCACCCAGAATTTTCAGTTTGCAGGTACGTTTGAGGCCACTAGATATACTTCTTTTCCTATAAGAGATGAAGATACAAGGATTTCTCCAGCGCAATTTAAAGCGATTGCAGATAAAAACTGCACACTTCAGACCGATGACTTCTTTATAAAAGTGACGCGCAATGGCTAAGACACGATTTATACAGTCTAGTTTTGTAAGCGGCGAGCTTAGTCCTCTGCTGAAGGGTCGTATCGACCTTGCTCAGTATTATCAGGGTGTACAGACCGCGAAGAACGTGGTTATCGTGCCTCAAGGTGGGATGAAGCGTCGGCCCGGTACCGAGTATGTGCAGACTGTTCTCAACACTCTCACTCGCAATACTACGGTTGCCACAGCGCCCAATGGTGGAACGGCTGCCAACGTAAATGATGACAACGATTCCACGGTATGCACCACCACTGTAGGTATATCCACTACAAATCCGTATGTGGTTTGTAAGTTCGATCTAGGATCTGCCAAAGCGATAGAGTTCTTTGATGTTAGGAACGTGTTTCTGTCTGCCGGCACGTCTAGTGAGTTCAAGATCCAATCTTCAACGGACGATGTAACCTACACTGACGCGGCTAGTGTCCCACTGCTGGGCGTATCCTCGCAGGATTTTCGGTTATTCGTAGGCAAGACGGCTAGATACTGGCGATTGGCTAGGGTCGGCTCTACTGATCTGACTACTTCTGTGGTTTCGGTGGGTACGGTTGCGCCGATTGAGCAGACCGCTACCGCATCTAACTTCAAGATGTTGGACTTCAGCGTGGAGGGTGACCGGCACTACCTGTTACTCCTGACTGAGAACAACATTCGCGTATTCCGCGCACCAAATACCCATGTAGCAGACATAAAGACCACTATCGCGTCTGCTGATGTGCCGAATGTCCGCGCTACGCAGGTTGAGAACGTGGCGCTTTTGTTCCAAGAGAACACAATTCCACAGCGTTTGATTAACTTGGGTACGGATATCGACTGGTTTATCGACAATGTGCCGTTTACCAACGTGCCTCAGTACGATTACAACGATTCCTCTAGCCCCACACCCGTTAATGATGTGCAGGTTATGACTCTTACCGCCTTTGTTGCTGGTGATAAGTTCCAGATAGACATAGAGGGAGTGGTATCCAAGAACATTACGTTTGCTGGTGACGCTACTGCGGATGAGCAAGCGGCTACTGTTGCAAATATTCAACGTAATATCCAAGAAATGCCGGTGATGGGCGAGACAGGTGTGACTGTTGCCCGTACTGGTGCCGCTCAATACACGATTACAGTGGGTGGAGAGTCGGCAAAAGATTTTGAATTGTACGCGGCCTTTGCTACTACGGGCACTGCGAGTAAGACTATCGCCTTTACGAAGTCTGCAAACGGTTCTCCACGCAAAGAGGACGTGTGGTCAGCTACCCGAGGATACCCCAAGACAGCATGTTTCTATGAAGGACGGTTGGTTCTTGGCGGTACTCGGTCTAAGCCACAGTCTTTGTTCTTCTCCAAGTCTGGATCGTTCTTTGATTTTGATATTGGTGACGGTGATGACGATGAAGCCATCTTTGTAACCATCTCGTCCCGCAAACTGAACGACATTGTTGACGTGTTCCCCGGTCGCAATCTGCAGGTATTCACTTCTGGGGCTGAGTTTGCAGTTATTAGCAAGCCCGTTACACCATCAAGTGCCCAAGTTGCACCACAAACGTCACACGGTGCGCTAAACGTAGAGACTCAAGACGTGGACGGCTCCACTATTTTTGTGGATCGTAACGGTAAGTCGATTAGAGACTTTGTGTTCTCGTTCAATGAAGACGCATACATCACACAGGATCTATCTGTGCTCGCCTCTCACTTGATTACTCAGCCTATAGATATGGCTTTGCTGAGTGGTACACAGAGCGATGACGCTAACTGGGTGTTCTTCGTGAACAACGACGGTAACGGTGTGATCCTGAATACTCTCCGCGCTCAAGACATTACTGGGTTTACGCGATGGGAGAACACTGGCGACATCAAAGGCGTATGTGTTGTAGACGAAGACTTGTATCTAATCGCCGAGCGAACAATCAACAGCGCGACTGTTAAGTTCTTGGAGCGTTGGAACTTCGATCACAAGATGGATGCCTCCATCAAGATAGCCCCTACAGCCTCCCAGACTGTCCTCACAGGCTTGGATTATTTGGAGGGGGAAACGGTACAGATAGTTGCGGACGGCGTTGTACTGCAAGAGAGGGACGTCTCAGGTGGGTCTATAACCCTAGAGTCTAGCGAGACAGGATATACCAGCGTTGAGGTTGGTCTAAACTTCTCTATTGAGTTGAAGCCCATGCCGTTGAATACGAATGTCGGCAGTGGTCAAAACCAAATGCGCCTCAAGCGCGTGGTAAGAATTAACTCCCGTGTGTATCAGTCTTCTGGTGTGTACGTTAATGGTAACGCGGTGCCGATCAGAGCGTTTGGCGCTGCACCAGATACCCCATTGGATAACCCGCCAGACGTACTGACGGGGATTATTGACGACATATACGGTACAGATGGATGGACGAGAGAGGAGGTTCCGGTGTTCACGGTTCCTGACCCGACTCCATTCCATATACAAATGATTGAATTTGAAGTGGAGAGCAGCTAATGGACCCATTCACAGCGGCAGTATTAGCGGTAGTAGCTGTATCAGGTGGCGTTTCTGCAAGAGGCCAGTATGTTTCCGGCAAGGTTCAAGAGCAGGAGCTAGAGCGTCAAGCCGAGCAAGAGCGCATTGCCGCAGAGGGCCGTGAGCTACAGCGTCGTGAGGAATTAAACCGGGCACTGGCTGCAAGACAGATGGCTTTGGCTACTTCTGGTCTCGCGGGTGAAGGCACTCCTGCAAGTATCGCTCTCTCCGCTGCTGAAAAAATTGGCATGGGTGAGGGGCTAGAAACCTTGAGCAGTCAACTAAAGCAAGCGCAAATGCGTCGAGCCGGTAAAGAAGCGGCTAGAACAGGCAAGATACAGGCAGCGTCCACGTTGCTGTCCACGGCTACATCAGCGGCTATGTTGGGTGGTGGCGGTGGTGGTGATGCTGCTGGAGGCACTTAATGGCTAAAGAGATAACTTATTACGGTCAGCTACGCCCCACTGGAGTAGATAACTCTACTGCCAGAAGGTTTGAGGCATTGGCTGGATTAGCCGGTACGGTACAAGATGCCGCTTTTAGGTACGGTGCTGAAAAGGCCCAACGTGAAGGCGAGCGAGAAGGCTTGACTGCGGGTCAGGCTGCGGCAGTAGAAGGTCAACCGCTAGAAAAGAGAGAGGGCTTACTGTCTGCTTTTTCTATCAAGGACAATGCTTACAACGATGCGTTAGAGTCTGCCTATCTCTCTCAGGTTTCTGTTGATGCCAAGAATGAAATAGCCAATGTTGTCGCTCAAGCACCCAACGATACACAGGCGTTTGATAAGTTGGCGACTCAAGCTAGAGCAGGGATACTGACCGGCGTAGATCAAAGATATGCCGATGTAATCGGTGGGACGCTAGACAACGCTATCAATACAGCAAGAACAAACGTCTTTGCTAAAGAGGTAGACAAGAACAGAAGCCTCGCAAAAGCGGCACGGGTTGATGCTGTTGAATTAAATATTAGAGAAGCGTCCAGCCTAGCTAGGTCTGTGA